GAAGCCGTCAGCAACGGGATCGAGCTTCTGAAGAAGAGTAGAAGTAGCCATGTTGGATTCTCCTTAGAAGGGGTTAGATCAGACCGCTTCGCCGTTGGTCAGGATGCCATGGCCAGAGAGGTTCGAAGCCGTGAGCTGGCTGCGAACCATGATGTTGGCAGCCATCGAGGCGTAGCCGGGGATGGCCTGCATGGCCTCGACCTCGAAGAAGGCGTCCGGGTCCGTGTACAGGTTGAACAGCTTGCTGTTCAGGAAGTACTGCGAGAGCGGGTTGCCGTTCGAGGCGTTGACACCGGACATCGAGGGCTCGATGTAGACCGGGGCGCCGCCGAACACCAGGGCCAGACGACCGCTCAGGTCCTGCATCTCCTTGATCGAGGTGTAACGCTCGTTGTCCTCAAGGAGGCTGCGGTAGGCCGAGTAGGAGTTCGGGCTCGCGAGGATGATGTCAACGTCACCCTCGGGGCCGAAGACCTTGGTCTGGACCAGAATCTGCTGCATCTCGTTGATGGTCAGGGTGCCACCGGCGTCGATGAACTGGTTCTGGTAGGAGGTCGGGAAGCTGGCCTTGTTGACGCTCTGAGCCGAACCGGTCTGAGAGCCGAAGGTGGCAGCGGTCAGGAAGCCACCAGTGACGGCAGCGTTCAGGGTGTTCAGGTCGGTCAGGATCGTGGAGTTGCCCGCCACAATCTGCTTGTTGACCTCGCGCTGGAGCATGCCAACGACCTGCTTCATGCGGGTCTCGGCGATCTTGACCAGGGCGCGCTCACCGCGGTTGGAGAGCTCCTCCTTCTTGGTGATGACGATCGGGGCGACCGCGTCGCACCAGATGCTGGAACCAGTCCGCATCACGTCCTTCACCGCCAAGCTCACGGACTCGTAGCCGTTGGTGAGCTGGGTGATGGTGGAGTGGTCGGTCAGGACCAGCGGGATGTCGATGTACGAGCCGCCGCTCTGCTCCTCGATGTTGCCGGCGGAGCGCACGGCGTCGAGGAGGGCGATGGCCCGGAAGGTCGAGTCCTTGGCGTCACGGGCCAGAACTCGGAGGGTCGAGGCGAGAATGTCCTGCTGGACACCAGTGGTCGTCGGCATTTGTAATTCCTCCTGTCGAGATGGTGAGACAGGCTTGGGGTTGGGGAACCGGTGGCGTGTCCGACAGGCGGGGCCGCACTAACACTAACCTTATACAGCCGTGTCTATCTCAGAGAGAGTAGGTGGACTTGTCATTGGGTTAGCAATAGTATACCTGAACCTGTCTGCGTTGTCAATACTAACGTGATTGACGCTTCAGCTCCTGGTAGACCGCCCAGGCATCCAGGCGTTCTCCGGGCTTGCGCTCGGGGAGTGCGTCGGTGTTGATGGTGGGGGTTCCGACACGCTTGCCAGAAGCCGTGGCTGTCAAGGCGGCGGCGCGGGCCGCTTCCTTCTCGGCGTGCTTCCGGGCTTCGCGCTGAGCTTCAACACTGCTGAGGCGTTTGCCCTTGACCGCATAGTAGGCAGACTCAAGGTCGAGGGCCGGGTTCTTCTTCAGGGCCTCATAGACCTCCTTGCGAACTTCCGGGTCAGTCTTCAGGTCCGGGTTCTTCTCCAAGAAGCCCTGGTATTCCTGTTTGGCCTGAGCCTGCTTGTGCTCCTGCTCAATGGGGGCAAGGGCTTCGTGCAGGCGCCGGGCGACCTCCTGCTCAATACGGGCCTTAATCGACCCCTCATCGAACGGGTTGAGCTCGCCCAGGTCGGCTTCGGCTGCGGCCTTCAGCTTCTCCAGGGTGCCGGACTTCAACAGGGCTTCACGCTCGGCCGCGAGGGTCTTGCGCTCGGCGGCGACCTCCTGAGTCTTGCGCGTGTAATCCGCGCGCATGTTCTTCATCAGGGTCTGGATGTGAGCCGGGGCTTCGGCGAGCGCTTGGTCCCAGCTCATACCAGCCTTGCGGGAATCTTCAGCATGCTGGACGGCGTCAGCTTCGGCTTGGCGGGCTTCCCCGGTGGCTGTGGCGTCAGCGATGATGGCTTCGTCTCGTGCCCGCTTGGCGTCAATGACGCCCGTGGCGGAGTTCTTATCGGCGGGGGGCTGAGAGGCCGCCTGGGGCGGAGTGCTCTGCAACAGACTCATGGAGGTCACCTTCAGTTGGGGGGTCAGAGTTGACGCAGAGCGTCAGGAACGGGACCGGAACATCTCGTCCATCTCACCTTCAGACTCGTCACCGGTCATCTCGTCGCCACCCTCCTCTCCTGGGCGGATGGCGTCTTCACTCAGGAACTTCTCGAACTCGGGGTCGTCGGCAAGGGCGCGGACCTTGGCGGCGAGGTTGGCGACCCCCGCATTGTCCCTGATTCCGGACAAGTCAATCATGCCGGGCTGTCCGTAGTCCTCGGCGGCCTTGGCGAGCATGGCAAGTCCGCGCACGAACTGCGGCGGGAACTCAGTCACGACGTTCTCTTCGAACATGGGGTAGAGGTCTTCACCCTCGAAGCCCATGAGGCGCTGGATGTCACGGAAGGCGGTCACAAGCTCGTTGATCACGGGCTTGGTGAACTTGCCCTTGGGCGCGCCTTCCATGAAGGCCGAGTCCATCTCCTCCTCATAATCCTTGGCGGGCTTGGTGAACTCGATGACGGTGATTCCAGGCTTCATTGGTTAGACTCCTCAGTCGGTGGCGGGGAAGGTGTTGGCAATCGCGAGGCCCTTATCCCCATTGGCCTCCCGAAGATTGTGCTCGTAACGCTTGACCGTGCGGTCATGGTCACCCTGCGCGGACACCGACTTGTCCAGTCGGTTCTGTTGATCGTAGGCGGTGTCCTCCACAAGCCCACGGGCCTTCATGACTTGCTCCCGGTGGTTCTTGTCTCGCAGGGTTATGCCCAAGCCTTTGTCGTATTTGCCCGACCACTTGGAATCCCCCCAGGAACTCGGCGTGAAGGCCGGGGCAGAGACCAACCGGTCCATGGCAAGGTCGTAACTCCTGCACCCTGGGCAGATTGGGGAAGCGTCCCTACGAGAGTAAGACCTGACAGCTTCGACTCGCGTAGCGCAGATCGGACACTGATACTCATACAGGGGCATCAGACACCCCCGGGAAGGATGGAACCAATGGCTTGCGGGCTGGGGCCGCTTGCCAGGGCTTCGGTGGCGTTCTGAGGCGCAGTCATGGTCGGGCCTGGGGTGGCGCCGGGGGACATGGTGCCGGTGGCTCCTGCGGCGCCGGAGGCCTCGGGGTCCGCAGGAGTAGGGGCTTCTTGCTCCTGTCCCAGGAAGCTGGTCGGAAGATCGTAGAGGCGAACGATCTCCGACCTGATGGCCTGGGGGTCCACGCCGAGCTGGGTCAATACCCCCACAAGCTCAACGAGAGTCCTGCGCTTCGCGGCATCAGCAAGAGGCGTGGCTCCCACATCCGTTGCGTAGAACCGGAAGTCTGCGGTCAGGTCGTCTGAGGTCAGGAAGGTGACCTTGCCATTGATCAACAGGGGCTCGGTGGCGTCACCCAGGATGAGCGAGAGCATGATGCTGTAAACGCGGGCGAGTTCGGCTATGGCTTCGTCTCGGGTGCGGGCAAGGCGACCGATCTCCGAGCTGCTGTATGCCGCCAAGGCCGTGACCTCGGTCGCCGTGGCCTTGGTAGCTTCTCCCCTCGTGAACGGGGCAAGGATGCTGCCTCTGCTCAGGTCACCCTCCACCTGCTGGATGTAAGCCTCCAGCTCGGGAGGGGTGGGGGTGTGGGGCACGGGCATCATGGACCCAGCCAAGGATTGCCCATTGCTGAGCTCGACTTCAATCATCTCACCATCAACGCCCATGGCAATCTTGGCGGCGGCATCGGCATCGAGCAGTCCCTTCTCGACCAACCACTGCCGGGCGGTCTTCCGTACTGCGTTCGCCTGATAGGACCGGATGATGTTGATCTCTTGAACGTAGTCCGCGACCCGACGCATGCTGGAGTAACCGCGCAGAGGGGCGCTGATGTCGGCCGTGAATATGAGAGGGATGACCGGGGTCATCGGGCGCCCGGAAGCGGTGCGATAGGGGATACCGCTGTAGACCTCAGACTGTGCTTCAATCTCCTCCTCAGTCTGCCCAGCACCTTCCTTGCCCTCAGGGGAGACTTCCAGGGAGCTGCCAACCTGAATCTTCACGCCCTTGTACAAGAATTTGTCGCCATTGCTGTAATCTGGGGACCAGACCACAAGCGCATCGCTCCCGGGGGTCATGTCGTAGAACTCGACCACCTCGATGAACTGCTCGACCGTCGAGCCAGTAGCGGTTAGAGCACCCTGACCTGCTCCAGCGCGAGGTTGGGAGTCACGGGGACCACCACGACCGTAATTGGCGCCTACTTCGGACAACACACCTTCATCGGTGTTGGAATCCTCAAGGAAGCGGTGGAAGGCGCGGGGGGTGTACTTCTTATTGCCGTAGCGAGCCTTGGCCTCTTCAAGCGGGACAAGATATCGGTGCCCAACCCAGCGCTGTTGGTTCCAACTCGGGGCTGCGGCATCAACGATGACGTCCCACGGGCTGACTGCTTCCACTTCAACGCGTTGAAGTGGGTCCGGGCCGGGGGCTGGGTGCAACTTCAGGAATGCGCAGTCGAACACCAGACCAATGCGGGTGGCATACTCAATGGAGCCCCGAGCTCTGCGAAGGAAGTCGTTGCAGGTGGCCTGGGTCACCTGCGCATCTCCGCGGCCTCGAAGGTCAGGGCCAACGGTCACGGCCGGGTCGCGGGTGAACAGGCTGGCGACATAGCCTTCTATGACCTCGAAGCCCCTTGAACTCTCAACCGTGATGCTCACGTTGTCGTTCAGGTCGGGCTCCTTCTTCCAGTACCTCATGCTGTAGAGGTTCGCCAAGCGACGCATCTCGGGGCGCTTGTCTCGCCAATAAGAGCAGTGGTCGTCGTAGATGGCACGGACTTCGTTCGGCTTGATCATCGTTAGGCTCCTAAGAGTTGCGTGCCCAAGGTAGGGCGCGGGACTTGGTCTTGCGGGCCTTCACCCGGGCAATCATTCCTTCCATCACCCTGCCCTGAGACTGCCGCTTCTTGGCGGTCGGGGCATCGCGATAAGCACGGTAGGCAAGGGCGAGCGCCATGGCAAGGTCATCATGCAGACCCGGTGGGGCTTCTGGGCTGACCTTGGTGATCTGAATCGAACGAAGTTCCATCAGGGTTGCGGCATCGAGACGGGTGACCATCCCTCCATCCACAAGCTCCCGCAGTGCATCGTAGGCGTCTATCTTGGACTTGTGGGTTGTGACCCAGGGCTTCCCGTTCTCGTCGCACCACAGTGGCCGGTACTGGAAGTGGTGAAGTTCCCGAAGCACGGCGTGACCGTGGTTCTGAGATTCCACCAATACCAATGGGTTGCCATGGAGAGTTGAATATTCGGAAGCGACTTCTACCAATTTGGCAGCGAATTCATGTGGGGCGACTTGGTTGGAACGCCAAGAGAACACCGGCTGAAGGGTCGCGCAGGACACCACCTGGATAGCAGAATAGTCGCCGCCTGTTCCACCTGCTGGGTCCGCACCGATGCAATAGTAATCTTCAGGGTCAGCCTCTTCGAGAACAGAGTCCTGTCCTGGCGGGAAGTGCACGGCTTCCACTTCGGAGAGGGCTTCTGACGAGAAGTAAGCGGATTTGGAGACGCCAGCGAAGCAATCCTGGATGGTGGCGGGGAACTCTCTTGTGAACTTGTGCTCACCAAGAGTCGCTACTTGGGCTCTCCGCCATGCAAGCTGGTCGAGGTCAAGACCGTGAAGGGCAGCGATGCGGGCTTCTTCAGGGGTTGGGGAGAAGTCATCCGGGGAGACATGTCTGTACCCCCCATGTTCGAACCATGGGAGGAAGACGACTTCCCAACCGTTATTGGGGGCACCCTCTACAAGGCGGTGGAATGCATCGCCGGGTGCGTTGACCGTGCTCTCGATGACTATGGGTCCGTCCCCAACCGTGGCCAGAACCTGAGCCAGCACTTCATCAGGGTCGAGATAGAAGGCGAACTCAGAGAGGTGGGCCCCCGTGAAGGTGAAGGATCTCGTTCCCCCGCGGCCCCCGGTGGTGAATGCGCTGAATCCCGCACCTGTGTCAGCGAACACCGAGTCAGAAGCCGAGTCTTCCTTCATAGGACGCTTCAGAGCTTCAGGCAGGGCATTGAGCCAAGTCCGGTCGAGCCTCCGAAGGTTGGTCGCCGAACGGGCGTGGAAGCTAAGAACGGCGAACTTCAGTGGGTCGGTGGCAGCGAAGGCCCTGTGGAACTGCCAGGCCCGAACGGCGTAGCTGATTCCCATCTGTCTGGCCTTGACAACTATGACCCGGTTGGACCGGTCGAGGGCCTTCCATACCTTGTCCTGCGCTGGCAGAGCGACAAAGGGGACCTGCTTGCCCGATTGCTTGTCCACCACGGGGAGCAATCTGCAGAACAGGTCGCGGTCCCCAATCAGCCTCTCGACCTTGGGGAGCAGGTTCTTGGGGAGTGCGGGCGGTGCCCAGACCATCAACCGGCCTCTTGGTCAGGGACGAGTCGCAGGATGCCAGCAAGCTGGGCCATGGCCGGGTCGGCCGGCACTTCTCCTGCGCGGTTGGCCTGCTCGGCGGTCTGGATTCTCCACCTCCTGCGGTCGTCAATCAGCCATTTGGCCGCATCGAGCTTCACCTTGTCCGGGGTGGTCTTGGGCTTCACTGCGTCAAGTACGCACTCAACGGCGAGTGGAAGCCCCTTCTCCAGTTCCCCTTCAAGGTCATACATGGTCGGGGCTGGGGCTGCTATAGGGATCGCAGGTGCAGGGGGCTGGCGCCTTGCGCTGGCTTCGGCTTCCTTGGTGGCCAGGGCTTCAGCCACCACCTCGTGATGATAGGCCTCAAGGGTCGAGCAGGTCTTGTTGCAGAGCTTGTCGAGGCATCTACGCAGGCGATAGACCCGTCCGTCAGTTCGGTTCCTGGCCGGATGCGTCTGTATAGGCTTGGTTGGACCGGAGCAGACGGGGCAATTCATATATGTTCCTCGCCTCCATTATAGCTTAGGGAGAAGACGATTGGTAGTGGCTTAATGTATACTACTATATGATACTCTCTCTCTCGGGGGGCTAAATTGTGGACAGAATCAGACACTAAGGCCTACTGGTCAGAAGTCGAGAGAGAGCTTGCTAACGAATACGTTGGTGCCCAGTACCTTATTGACCCCAAATCCACGTGGCGCCTCCCTGCTGACCCCGCCCCGCAGGGGCGGGCGATAGAAGACCAGCAAGAGGTGCACGGAGCCTTGCTGCCCCTGTGGCGCAGGCTTCTCTCCTTGGTTCCCGTTGGCGACAGAGACGTCCTGCAGGCTTATATAGCCACCGGGTTGGAAGACCCAAGGAGAACGACTTCTCTGGCTCGGGGAATGGGCATCTCACCGGGTGACTGGTTCTACCGCATAGACGCAGCGGTTCAGCGGGCGAAGGTAGTCCAGGGAGCAGCGTGGAAAGGTTGGGACAGAAGCAGGGTCCTTAGGCGCTCCAAGCATCCAGAAGCAGTTGCCGCTTATCTTGAGTCTTGGTCCACGGCGGGTGCGGCCAAGATGTTGGGGCTAAGACAGTCCACCGTCTATTATCAGTTGAGCAAGGAGCCAGGGTTGGTGATAAGGTCCATCATGAGCCGACCTAACATCATTCACAACTCGGGGGCCCTGGGACCGGGGTCGGGAATAACGGCTTCCGTTACCGCCGTGTGACTTCGAAGGTGCCGTCTCCGACGTAGCCTTCGACGAGAGGAACAGGTAACGTTTATTGTAAAATTTAAAATAATAATATATATATTTGAGAGAGAGGGAGGGGGTCGAGGGGCAAAAATATATATGTTATTCAGGAAGCGAGAGGCATGGCCGTTACCACCCCTGCACGCGCAACCGCACGTCCCCGACGTCACCTTCGCGGGCACGGGGCCCTCCTCCCGGTAACAGGGCTGCCCACTTGCGA